TTCAAAAGGGGTGTCTCCAACAAGAGCTGTAATAGGCATCCTTGCCCACATAGCTCCACCATGCACATTTGGTTCATTTTCCGTATCTGCTTCACATCCTGTGAAAATAACTTGGAAACTCAAACATCTATTTGGCATGGTAGTTACCGCGATAACCATTGCATGTAAAAATTCACCATGATGTCTTTCATGGTTGCATGTATATTCTCGGCGCACCCAACATTTAAAGTAGGGGACGTTACTTGTAAGATAACTCATTTTTTTGCTTTCGGTTTTTTACCTTTACCAAAAATATGTGCATCTACTTTTGCGGCCTTCCCTCCTGTAAGCACACTGTTTACTCTTGCCATCGCCCATTGGTTAGGAGAAGTTCCTGGACGGTGACCAGTTTTATACGCGGCAAGACCTTTACGATACACTTGAGCTAGCTGACCAGCCGTTACTTTTTTACCTTTTTTACGGGCGGCTTCTGCTTTTTTCGCTAAAGATTTTTTTGTGCTTTCGTTTAAAGACATATGATTACGCTTTCTTTGTAGAACCAAATCGTTTTCTAAAAGCCTTAGTGTATTTTGATTCTTTCGTTTTTCTGCGTTTACCACTTTTAGAAAAATCAGTAGAAAATTTGTAAGCACTAGGGTCGTTATCTTTTTTCTTTCTGTTCTTTTCTATCTCTTTGCGTCGTTTTTTCTTTTCTTCAGGGCTTAACCCAGCAAGATATTTAGCTGGGATTTTTCTTTTAGGGTTCTTTTTACGGCTAGCGGGAGATTTTTTAATCTGCTGTGCCATATTACCTCTCGCTATAGTCATTAAAACAACCTAGGAACTGCCGCCGCCGCAATAATTAAAATAGCAATACCCCACAACCTCATGTCTAATTTATCAAGTTGTTTTTGTATTTGGGCGTAACGCTCACTGCAATCTGACTCATGTTTTTCTAATAACTTTAGAACATCATCTGCTTTCATTTTACCACGCCTTACAAGACCAGTACCGCGCACTAAATTTATCTTTAGCACTAGCACAATTATGACGAGCCCTGAAAGATTTGCGCCTCGCAGGAATATCTTTTTTAATACTCATATTAGGATCCCCAAATCTCACCAATTTTACTTGGTCGCCCTTTTTAGCCAACACTGCTGACTTTTTAGGACCTTTAGGGGTGCGCTTTGGTTTATTAAATCCAGGAAAAGTTTCTCCTCGGTAAGTTAATTTACCAGAAGGGGTTCTTTTTACATCCTTCGCGCTAGGCATTACGACAAGAATACCGTAATAGAATCAACCGCTGTTAGGGTAGTAAGTGTTGGACTACTAGAACACCTAATACCTTCATCAGGAACATAAATTGAATCTGTTTGGCCTGTTGTTGAAGTAATATCTAAAACAGTTGCCCCCGAAGCACCATCTTTAATAACAAAAGCTGGAGAGCCTGAAGAATTCGTTTTTATATACACACCTCTGATCCTAGCGGGACCAGCAAAAAATGCACCTGTTGCAGTTCGTGTAATAGCTTTTACATCTGAGCCAGCCATATTTTTCTCCTTTTTAAAAGAGAGGGGCTAACCCCTCTCTATTGTACACTAAGCAATCTGAACATACTCAATGATAAAGGTGAACGATCCTGCTGTTGTTGCGTCCACAGTGTTTGTAATGTTGCAGAAAATATTTCTTGCGGCAGAAGTATACTGAGGAGAAACTGGAGCGGTAGCCGCATTCTGTGTTGTCGCAACTAATGTGGTGGTTGTCACGTTGCCGATAACAACAGTTGTTCCACCATCAAGGATTTCATCAGTAATTGCCGCAACAATCTGTGCGCCAGAGCTAGATGTACCAACTTCGTAACCAATATCGCCTGTTCCAATAACTGGAGAAACATCACAAAAGATTTTAATGTCAGTGAGGATTGTGTTTGCTGGCTGTACAAATGTAGCAATAGTCGGGCTATCACCTGCTGTAGTGTTTACTGTCACACCAGAAGCGTAACCAACGTGCTTGATGTACTTATTGGTGAAAACACCAGTAGAAGCAATAGAAGAAGTTTCAGTTATCGCACCTGTAGTGCCGTCTTTGTTGATAACTTTAAAACCGTTTTCGGAGCGGACTGCTCCGTTAAAAGTAGTAGTAGCCATTTAAGTCTCCTGTCTTGGCTAATGTCAACCACCCAATGTGGTTGTCAGGACTTGCAGAAACTATAAACGAAAAAAGGGCGGCTCGCAAGCCGCCCTTTTCATTATCTGATGTATTAGGCTCCAGGAGAACCGAATACACAACGCGGATCTGAAACACCAAAGCTATAACGCTCACGAGCTTTATAGCGGACGTTACCTGTATCAAAATCGCCTTCCATGGAAGTCTTGATAGCCGCACGTTCAAAGTGCTTAAAGCCGTTAGGTGCATCTGTTTTAATGAAGAACGCATCTGTATCGGTTAGGAAGTGGTTGACCACATAACCGTCAGGTAGCATACCCATATTACGCATTGCATTAACGTCGTTATCTGCTGTTCCAGGACGAAGATTAGAAGCCATCAAACGCTCAGCTACAAACTGGAGTGCTGGTGGGATAATCAACTTACGACCCTGTAGAGCAATTTTCAAACCACGCTCATCGATAAAGGCCGCAATATCAATTAGCGACTGCTCCAAAGATGTTTCGTTAAGGTCTGCTGGTGTGCTGAGCTCGTTACGCAAATTACCACCGCCATTAGTCGGGTGGTCAGTTGCACAAAGCTCTTTACCATCACCAAGAGTTACAGCACTGTTAAACGCATTGTTTAGAACAGCCGCCGCTTTAACTTGCTTGGTATTCGCCATAGAACGAGCCAACGCACGAGTGTAACGAGAACTCAAGCGGTCATAAAGGTTATCCTCTACAGCCTCTTCAGTAATCGCAAACGCCAGAGCGATTGTTTCGTGTGTATAACGAGCGGTAAATGATTCGTTTGCAGTATCAAATGAAACTGCCTGACCCTCACCCTTTACAGGTGCGGCTCCGAATCCTGACAACATAACCTCTTCTTCAAACGCACGGTCTGAAGATTCAGTTTCGTAGATTTCGGCATGCTCATTGTCATACCGATCATACTCCAATCCGAACAGGGCATTAAGTCCTGGCTCGAGTTCTTTAAGGAGTTGGGATCTTGCAATAGCCATATCTAATTACTCCTTATAGACCAGTTGTTGCGAGGTGGAATGGGAGATTCAGCTTAACTAGAGCAACAACACCAGCGGCGGCATAATCAATATCAGCGACATCTTTAAAGCCGATGATACGGAAATTATCCGTAGCTGTAGTTGCACCAGCAGAAGCTACAGAAAGCTCTCCACTTGAAATTCCATTAGCCGTTTCTGAACCAAACCCTGCGCCTTCAGCATTTGAATGAATCAAAGCTGTTGCCGTAGCTAGGTTAGTCAAAGTAGCATCACATTGTACTTCGTATACTTGAGTAGGATCATCGTATACAAATACAGTTGCTTCTGTACCAGACTTCAAAGTTGAAGTTCCCGGATAATGGTTAGAGAAAGTAGGCGTACCGTCAAGAGCGATATATTCGCACCCTGCCATAACTCCTAGAATCGCCACTGAACCACCGTCTGCCGCACTTACGTCTACAAGACCGTTAGTAAGAGGAATCACCATATCACCTTGATAGATGGCTGATGAAGATCCTGCTACACCGTTGATTTGTACTTTGTAAGGTGTCATCCCATTGCTGTTCGGTGCTGACCCTAATTTGTTATGAGGACGCAAACCAAAAGGCGAATCAATGTTTGCCATGATTTTAGTCTCCTAAAAAATTACTCGGAACCACTGTTGGAACCGAAGGTTACACGAGATTGCCTATCAGGTTTACTAATAGGCATTGATGGATGTTGTTCCCTCATAAGATCATTATCTACAGCGTTCATTTGGTCAGCTGTTTGCTGACTATAGTAGTCCGTGCGCTGTTGTTTTGTTTCTAGTGGGAACCTTGCAAGCACCAAACCGCCCACACCAATCACGCCAGCATGTTTACCATCCTGAACTGTAGGTGCTTCAAAATCTGGGTACTCATCAGCGCGAACTAATTCAAAGCCTTCGCGTAGGCGAGCAGATAGGTTTTTCTTATCATCGTAGCCCATGACTGATTCACGGATCCAACGATGAACAAATCCTTCTGGAGGATTTGGGGCGTCTAACTGAGACGGAGGTCGCCACGGTTTAGCGCGGCTTGTTGTTTCCCTTGTTTGGGAAGTGCGTGGGCTTCTATCGGTCATAATACCTTCCTCACGAATTCTGCATACGAAGGAGTTGCTTCGCATACTGTTCATTAGTTATACCAAGTTTGCGAGCTATTGCAACTTGAGATTCGCTTAACTTTACAGATTTTTTATTAGAACGTTGAGCTCCTCTGTTAGCCCCTGCTACTGCTGGACCAGAACTCCGCGCTGTTTTACCGCCAAATTTATGCGGAAAATCTTTTTGAATGCGGTCATCAAGCTCTTGGTAATACTCATCACTTTGGGGGTCAAACCCTTCTTCTTCTACCAATTTTTTATGAATACTGAACGCAGTCAACGTCATAGGTTCATCTGTGCCAAACCACTCATTTTTATCTGCCCATTGCTGGGCTTTAGGGTCTGGTGTAGGTTGTGGGGCTTGAGGTTGCTGTACTGCTTGTGGCTGTGGAGCTACAGCGGCTTGCTCACGTTGTCTTTTAACATATGCTAACCGTTCTGTTTCATGGGCTAATTTAGCTAAGTTTTTCTGAGCATCAACTTGACCATCTACATCACCTCTGTCAATAGCATCTCGCAATTTATTTTGTAGAGACTCTTCTTGATAAGTAACCCTTGTTTCAAATTCATTTACAAAAGATTCATCTAACCCTTTAGTGCGTTGAGAAGACTCTTCCAACTGTTTTTGAACAGACTGTGCATATTCCAAAGCGGCTTTTTCACGTCTTTCAGCTTCTCGCATTTTAGCCGTCAGCTTACTAATACGTTTTTGAACACCATCGCTATAACTGTCAAGCTCATCGCTAGAAGATTCTTGAGTAGTAGGCTCTTCTACAGCGGGTTCTTGGCTATCCGTTTCAGTTTCGGTTTCGTTTTCTACCTCTACTTCTAGCTCTTCTGTTTCTTCAAACAGTTCTTTTTGTGCTTCTTTAGGCATGAATTACTCCATGAGTTAAA